CTGCCTTGCTGTCTGCTTAATGCCTGTAAATACTCTTACTACGTCGGTAAAATCTTTGATATTTTTTGCGTCTATTGTGACGTGGAAAGTATCTCCGCCGCCTTTTAATTCGCTATTTTGATTATAAGGATTATATTGTGCCGGGATTATAGCCTCACCTTTGTGTATTAAAGCCACTTGATCTTCGGTAACGAATGGAGTTCCTACGGCATACCCTTTCATTTTTTTAAACATTTCAGTAGCAACACTTGTGTCAACAACTAAATCTCTACTTATTCTATTTATCGCATCCTTGTTAGCTTTATAGATGTCATCGTTTTTTTTCTTTGCTTTATTGTTTCTTTCTCTTCTCGTATCATCGTCTTGTGCATCAAAGTTTGCTATTCTCCTTGCAAGTCTGTCCAATTCACTGATGGAACCTGTAACCGTATCACTAATAGAGCTTGCTATCGCTGACATTGCATTTAGTGGTTTATTTGCATTATTCTCAATTCCTTGTGCAAGTCCTTCATCAATATATTTTCCATATTCAGCCATTAATGTTGATGGCGATTCAATACCAAAGAAATTTTTAATTGTATCCCCGATTCCTTTTACAAAACCTGTAACTTTTTCACGAATCCAATCAGTTAAAGAATTAATCCCGTTCCAAAGCCCTGTAACAATATCTATACCCATTTGCATCCAGTTAGTTTTTGTCACTATATCTGCTAAGCTTGTATATAATTGAGGTATGAATTGTAATATTTTTGGTATACCATCCACTAATCCTTTTACTATGGCATTAATAATCTCAGGCAACCTATTAATTAGCTTTGGTAGTGCATCAATCAATCCGCTTGCTAATGCTATTATAATTGCAATAGCAGCTGGTATCAGTATAGGCAATGCATCTATTAGCCCATCAGTTAAAGACAGCATTAGTGTTATGGCACTGTCTATTAATAACGGGATATTGTTTATCAATGTATTTGTAATTGTCTTTACTGCATTTACAGCTACCGGTATTAATGACGGTAGTAATTTTATCAAAGTATCTAAAACTTGACTAAACAGACCTGTTGCCGCGTCTAATAATTCAGGTAACAAGTCTCCAATTGCCGGTATTACAGCCGAAAATATTTGAGGAAATGCACTTATTATATTTTCTATTACAGGCATTATATTTTCTAAAACCGTGTCAAATGATGTTATTAGATTTTCTGTTAGTTTTCCAACATCCGCATCAGCATTCCCAAATCCTGTGATTAAATTTTCAAAAGATGCCTTAAAAGCATTCAAAGAGCCTTCAATAGTTTCTTCCGCTTCTAACGCTGTGGCTCCGGCTATTCCCATATTTTCTTGAATTATATGGAGTGCACTTACAACATCGGCATAGCTTGATACATCGTATTCAATGCCTGATATAGCTGTTGCATCTGCTAACAATCTTTCCATTTCAGTTTTAGTTCCGCCATAGCCCAACTTCAGGTTGTCCAACATCGCATAATTCTGTTTTGCAAATCCTTGATATGCATTTTGTATTGATGCCATATCAGTTCCCATCTTATTGGCGTTATCCGACATATCAGTTATAGCCATATCTGCGTACTCTACTGCCTTTTCAGTATCTCCGCCCAAAGATTGAATTAAACTTGCTGAAAAAGAAGTAACAGTTTCCATGTAATCATTTGCAGATAGCCCCGCTGTTTTATGTGCATTTGCTGCATAATCTTGCAGTAATTGTGATGAGTCTTTAAAAAGTGTATCAACACCACCAACCAACTGCTCATAACTTCCAAAAGACGATATTACTTCTTTTCCTAATTTAATGGCGGCGGCTCCTGCTGCTACTGCCACCGCTCCCATAGCAACTGCGGATGTTTTTAATGCACCGCCTAATTTTTCAAGCTTGCCACCTGCACCATCGGCATTTTTCCCCATGTTGTCAATTTCTTTTGACAGTTCTTTGGTTGGGTCATTCGCATCCTCAATGGCTTTATTGTTATTTTTGACCTCACGCTCCATTTTGTTTAGTTGAGCTGTGGCACGGTTCAGATCTTGTTGCCATTTCTGTGTTTGCGATGCATTGGCTCCGTATTTTTCGTTAGCTGCAGATAATCCTTTTTCCAATTCAGATATTTTGTTTTTCTGCTCACCGATTTGCTTATTCAGGACTATATTCTTTTTAGTGTAAGATTCAATGCTTTTATCGCCTTTGTCAAATTGCGATTTTACCATTGTCATTTCAGTGCCAAGGGTTTTTAAATTTGTATTTATTTGAGTTACAGCTTTCCTAAACTGCGCTTCGCCTTGTAATTCAATTTTTGCACCAATATTACTTGCCATGTTTTCACCTGCCTTTATATAACATCATCCAAGGTTGGTTCATATTCTAAATCTCTGTATGTCATATTATTATTTTGTAATCTGTTTTCTAAATCAAAAGTATCTTTATAAATTTGATAGAGTTTATTAAATTTAGTGACTGTCATGTGACTGACCTGTTTTTCCGTAAATCCCATTTTAATTCCTATAAATAAAAACCATGCAAAATTGATTGTTCCGTCTCCGACCTCCTCATCTTCTGCATGGTCTACTCGTTTTTTATTTCTTCTTCATCCTCGTCTGTCTTGGTGCTTTCTATTGTAACTGCCATTAACTGTTCATTGACTTTATTCATTCCAACTGCCGAAATTAATCTTCCAACTTGTTTTTCTGTTACAAAAGGTCGTTTTTCACCCTTTTCTTCATTTTCCATATCAATGCCTTCGTTGATAAATTGCGTAAAAGTCCATTTAAGGTCTTTTATTTTAGGTTCTTGCCCTTTTGGCGGTTGAAGCGCATTACCCCATGCTTCTATTGTGCCAAATTTTTCTTGTATTTCTTCCATAACATTTAAGGTATATGCTAAAGGGTATTCTTTTTCACCTATTGTTATATGTTTTACTATATCTAACATAATTTCCTCCTATTAGAAAAAAAGAGCTGAATTAATCAGCTCTTAGGATATTTTAACTACTACAATTTCAGTAGTTTGTGATGTTTTGCCTGCTTCTTGAGCAACAATCTTTAATTTCTTGCTTCCAATTGCCATATTGATAGCAGATGAAGCAACTCCGCTTGTTAAGTTCTGGTTAAATACATCATCAACATATAGTTTAAGTGTATGGTTTGCTGCAGTTGCTGTAACTGTCACGCTGGCTGCAGTAACTCCACTAAATGTATATAAGGTTTTTCCAGCTGCAAATGAAGGCGTTAATGCTCCTCCGGTACCAGTCAATGCTAAGTCAGTTAATCCACTTGAAGCAGTCACCGGTAAACCAACTTTTCCATGTAACCATGCTATTGCATCAGCTTCAGTATCGAATACTTTTTCTGATTTCCAATCACCATTTATGTCCTTCATTATCATACTTTCAATTGTCGGTGTTTTGAATGCAACCTTTTCACCTTTAGTTTCTGTCTCATCGTTTGGCTCGCCGAATTGCATTTTATGGAACCAAATTGCTCTCCATTTATCAGCTCCATCTCTCCTTATGCGTCCATAAAAACCATGTCCAAGATAAGGTGCAATATCATCCTGATTTGCTTTTAATTCTCCGTTTTCAAGTGCATGTCCAAGTAATATGGATTGCTTTTCTAAAGTTAGTTCGTTGATTCCTAATGACTCAGTCCCATATATGAAACTTTGGTCAATTTCGTCTATGTCATCATCTGCATGTAATCTTTCATTATTTCTGTAGATTTGAATATTTGCGCTCATTGCTTTTGCAATAACAAATCCATCAGAATATACTGGTGTTCCTGTGCTATCATTATAAATGGCTGCGACAGGATATTTCAATCCTACTTTCTTCATGTTTATCTTCTCCTATTCTATAATTAATTTAATTTCTTCATCAAATTTTTTCTGCATTGCTTCTTCTACTCTTTTTTTACTTCTATTCACCGCAGGTCTTACAAAAGGTTTCTTCTTTTGCTTACTACTTCCGCTTTCCATAACTCTTGCTTTTAATTGGTTGGCTACTCCGTTGCTATCGTAACCGTCAAATCCTATTTTAGTATTTACATTTCCTTGGTTGTCGACTCCGGGTGGAGCAATTCCCAAGCTATCTAATAAATCACCTTTTGAATATTTAGAACCTGCTAAATTATTTTCTAACCCTTTTCTAATCTCGTCCGCTACAGGTTGCGCCCCTGCCATAACAACATCCTTTGCAATTTTCGTTGACATGTTTCCAAGCTTTGACAACTGTAATTCCAGTTGGTCTGTGCCTTTAATAGTCATCTTAGCCATTAAATCAACTCCCCTATTAATTCAAAAATCCACTCATAATGAATGTATCCGGTATCTTGCTCGTGTTGAATAGAGCTTAGTCTCCAAGACACATCAATAGAATTTAATTTTTGCTGAATTAAAACAACATTATCGTCATATTCGGTTTTGGTAAAATAATCAATAGTTCCTTCAATAACCTGTTCATCTTTTTTATTATCGGCATTTAAGGAGCTTGCTTCATTATCCTCCGCCCAAACAATATATTTGTCCGGCTTGCCCTTAGCCTCGTAATGAAAAACATCCGGAATAACTTCAAGCAAGGCATCTCTTAAATCACTTAACTTCATAGGCCACCTCCAGACGTTCTAATGACAAATCCATGCAAGGCGGTTCTATATCTTGAATGTACTGCAGCTGTACAATGTCATATTGTTGCCCTTCCAAAATAGCCACATCGTGAGTAGTTATAGAATTAACTCTTGGTGCTCTTATCAATTGCTCAATTTGTGCTTGCTCCTGCTTAGCTGTCCAAAATCTACTCATGCCTACTGTGCGCTCTTCATACCTCAAATTAGAAATCTTAATAGTCAGTCCGTCTTTCGGCATGTTGCCTGCTTCGGCTATATTGCCAACACTGTAAACGTCTACTGTGCCGTCATTAAACGTCTGTGTCAGGGTTTTCGGCTTCATAGGCATCCACCTCCGATTCTATCTGTAAAGATAGCAGTTCGTGTAAGTAATTTTGCTGGAACATTTCAAGAGCATTACTTCTTACATACCGGCAATAATCAAACAACAGTTCTTTAGGTTTGTCCTCTGTCTCAAAATCTAATTCTTTACCTGCAACTCTATTTAAATACTTTTTTCCACGTTCAATCATTCCGTTAAGTTTCAAATCTGTCTCATTATCGTCCCACGTTATGTCCAAATAATTTTTTACTTCATCAAGTAAAGCCATTAACATCACCGCCTAAATTACGAAATATTCTGATTTAATCGCTGGTTTTACCTCATCCACGCCGCCGCTAAACAATACCTGGCTTTCTAAAACAGCCATAACTCCAGCTGTATCATCTACAACAGTGAACGGCGCGCCCTCGATTGCTTCAATGGCAGCTTTAACTTCTGCCGCCGTCGCATCAACAACTGGATATGCTCCGCCCTCAATACTAACAGGCGCAATGACCGCATCATGCACACCGGCTCCATAGTTAGACGCTGCTGTAAATAATGCTTTGAAGTATATATTTTCATTAAGTGCATTTACAATGTTTGCAACTGTGTTTTCGGTATCGTCGGGGTCTCCGTTTTCGTCCGTTCCCAGCGATATAGTAATTAATCCGGTATCGGGGTTCATCCCGACGGCCAGAGGAAGGTTGTTGCCCGATTGAATTTGCATATCAATCGAATAACCTTCAAGTTCGCCAACTTCTTTCGCAAGAATGACTATACCGTTTGTACCTACGGTTCCGATTGTTGCGGTTGCTTTGGCTCCTGCGCCTGTTCCAAGCGTAATTGTAAGCACGCCTTCGTCAAAAGACGCTTCAGTATCCGCATTTGCTCCCTCACCTTTAATAGTTACTACCTTGTAATCATTTGCATATACTCCGGCAGGGTCCGCAGTTATCGTAACTTTACCACCGCCCGCTGTAGTATTGTCTATCACCGCTTTTGCGGATACAGCAGAAACAAGCGCGTCAAAGGTAAAGGTATCAACAGTATGAGATGTTATTTTTCGCACATATTCAATGCCTTCAACTATAATTTTTATAAGCTTATCCTTAAATAAATCAGTACTCATATTTTTTTTATCATCAACTAAAGTGGTAGTAGTTCCGCCGGAAGCTCTACCGGATAGAATAGAATTCTCTATCACTTTTACATTCCACAAATTCATTTCTTCGCACCTCTTTTCTTTACTGTGCTTTTTGCTGCTGTCGGTTTGGTTTCTTCGGCAACCTCCTCAACTAATTTAAAAGTTGAATTTAATTTTTTATATCGCTCTTTTGAGACAATGAAGGTGTC